ACTTCAATGACCTAGTGGTAGAGCCACAGGTCGGAGATACAATACGCTTCCAAGTCCTGTTCTATAATTCTTATGACGGTTCATGGGCGTTTCAACAGCAAGCCAGAGGCTTGCGCCTATGGTGTCTCAACGGATGCACACACTCAGATACACTGGCTAACACATGGGCAAAGCATACTACCAACGTCAACATCGAAGGCTCTGCCGCCAAGATACAAGCTGGTCTTGATGCTTTCTTCAACACCAAAGACCAGTACAAAGCATGGATGAGTACGCACGTTAGCGATGATATGGCAGAGCAGTTCTTCAAACACGCAATGTGCCGCATCCAAAACAAAACATCCACATTCAAGTGGAACGAGCGTCAGCTTGACCAACTCATGTCATGCTGGAACTCAGACTCGCAGTCTTTAGGTAAAAACAAATGGGCATTGTACAATGCTTGTACTTACTGGGCTACACACACCAGCGAGTCACGTTCACCTGCTAACACACGCAGGTTGCGCGAGAACCAGCTTTCCAAAGTATTCAAGAAATCAAACTGGGAAGTTGTATAACTCAGTCTGAAACTGCCACCCCTGCCGTGGGTGAGGGTGGCAGATTCCATCCTGTCAATCACAACACAAGGAGAACACTTTGTCTTACTCATTTATCACACACCTTTCATCTATCAATCGTAGTCTAACTATTATGTGCGGCAATTTAGATGCCAGCAAATCAGAGTTCAGACACAAAGCAAACATGGCTCGTGACTACCTCAAGAGCATTGAGGATACCTATCACGAGGTACTTGAAACCGATGCTAGTGACAAACAGCCATACACCAAGCCAACAATAGTGGAGAGTAAGTAATGTCACTCATGCAACAAAGACACTTTGAATATCTAGCTGATGAGGTTGCCCCACTTATGGGGTGGCCGTCACAGATAGTAGAAATGGCTGACCGATTAGCTAAAACAAACCCCAGATTTAACAGAGAAAAGTTTCTCAAGCGTGCTGTTGATGCTTGGGAAGAGGCTCACCCTGTGGAGGATTTAAATGACTATATATCGTATCTCAAAGAATGTGAATAAGTGCTATGAAGAATACCACACTTGCCAAGACTGCAATAAAATCCACAGTTCTTACAATGACTTACGCCATGACAACACTGATGATGGTGGCTTTTGCGTGGTATGCGGTAGCGATAATATAGAAATGCTAATCAAGCACACTGTCTATGCAGAAGTTCTTGCAACTAGCAAAGAAGATGCACTGCAAACTGCTATGGAAATGGAAGAGTGGATTGTACTCGAACACTATTATGAGGATGGAAACAATGAATGATTTATTTGACACCCCAGCATACAAGCTGGTCAGAGCGAGTGACCCCTCAACAAGTCACGAAGCGGCAGAACAGCTAGATGCTACCGCAATGGAACGCATCGTTCTATCTGCAATTAAAACTTTTGGCAATGATGGTTGCATATCAGATGATGTTCTAAATATTTTACCTCATCATGGCTACAGCACCATCACCGCAAGGTATAAACAACTGAAAGAAAAAGGTTTTGTAATTGTAGATGAACGCAAACGCAAAGGAAAAAGTGGGCGTAATCAATTAGTTATGTGGGCTAAAGAATTTTATAGACCAGAGGAGGCTTGACAATGACTGCGTGTTTGCAGATGATGTGTTCATGCTTACATACATGGACACACTTATTAAAAAATCTACAGATGCAAACGTAAATCTCAAGAGAGCTTTCGTTTATGCTGGCGTACCTGATTCAACTTTCTATAGAGCAAAGCTGGGTTCAGAACTAAGGCATAGCACAGCTAATAGAGTAGAGCAGGCTATTGAAAAACTTTCAGCACTACAAAAACGAAACGCCAGTGACTGATACATATCAGGCAATCATTAATGAACTGGTGTCTCACAGAGAGAGGCAGAAAATATCACAAGAAGAACTGGCGCATCGTATCGGGTGCGCCAAATCTTTAATTCACAAATGGGAACAGTACAAACGAGTGCCTTCGGGTTTCTTATTTAGCTGTTGGTTAGACGCTCTTGGCTTACAAATCAAAATCCATAAGAAAAAAACTTAACGATAAAGTAGGCAAGCCAGCCCTTTGTGATTCATGTGACCAAACGAAACTCTGGTTTACTTGTATTCTTGCATCTATAGAACCAGCAACTTACCACATAATATGCCTTGATTGCATGGAAAGAGGGAGGGATTGGTGGCTTCAAAGAGTCGCAACAAAGGAAACTATCACGAGCGAAAAATCACCCAGTGGTTACAAGCAATGGGGTTCAAAGCCAAGAGGCAACCACTCTCAGGGTCGCTGGGAGGAGAGTATTCAGGGGATATCGTCTGGCAAATCGGAGGACACAGAATGGTAACGGAAGTAAAGTACCGTGATAAGTCTGGCTTTCCTAACCCATTCACTGTAATGCGTGACGCTTTAATCTACAAACGTAGGACAGGCGAACCAAAAACTATTATAATGTTTGATGCAGATGTGTTTGAAAAACATATTGCACCATTACTCAAGGAGAACTGCAATGTCATTCATACTAATGGCGAGGGCAATCAAAGCTGATATACCTGATTGCTATGCCAAGTGGCTACTAGTTGTACTAGCAGACCACGCCAACGAAGAGACAGGCCAATGCTGGCCTAGCCTCGAACGTCTTGCTGACCGCACACAAATGAACAAAGCAACTGTAGCTAGAAAACTAAACTGGCTAGAGGAGCATGGCCTTGTAATTAGAGAACGTGGTAACAGCAGACGGTCAACGCTTTATACTATATTCCCAACTGTCGCAGAGTGCGACACCACTGTTGCAGAGAGCGACACTAACCTATCAGTAACCAGTAATAACAATAAAGTTGTTAGGCGCAAACAAGTTCCAGATGAGTGGATGCCATCTGATGACCTGCGCTTTTCTATAGATACAATTATGAAAGAGGAATTTGACCATGACTTTGAAGCCAATCAGTTCCGTGACCACCATCAATCAAAAGGCACAACGTTCATCGACATCGACAAAGCCTACCGAAACTGGATACGAAATTCAGTTAAGTTCGGAACAGCGAAAACAATCGGTGGCCAGATTACTAGAGATAGGCGACCCAATGCAGGTGGACAAAAGGCTAGTTACTTCGGTCGAATCAATACTAGGCTACACAGTCAATGAGATATCACGCACTAGGTTTACAGACCACGGCACTGATATACTTGTTTCTGGTTTCAAGATAGAAGCAGATTCAGTTGAACAAGTAGAGCAAGCAATCAAAGCTGTGCTGGCTTCGATGACCCCGTTGTCGGTGGAGGCCATCGAGAGCCAGCTGGCTTTGTTAGCTACGCTGGTGGTCAAACCCTCAGGCGAGACACCAGAAGACCACTCACTACGCATGAGAAGCCTAGCAATGCAGTTATCAGATTATCCAGCAGACATTGTGCAACGTGCAATCAAGAGAGTATCTGAATCTGCAAAGTTCTGGCCATCATACGCAGAGTTTTACGAACACATTGGCTGGCGTGTACGCAAGCGTCAGCTACTGTTAGATGCGCTTCACAAAAAGCGTGTTGACATTACTGCATAGTTGCAGTACAACAAAAGAACAGGTGGCGGTTCGTTCAGGACTGTTGTAAACCGCAGTGTTTACATTAGTGGATACCTTCTCGTCACCTGTGCAACATAAGGAGAACTACACATGAATAGACAAGGCTTTATTGGCGGCTCAGATATGAGGCGCATCATGGATGGTGATTGGGTATCACTATGGGAAGAAAAGACTGGCCGCACCCAGCCAGAAGATTTATCAAATCATCTTGCGGTACAACTCGGCACACACACAGAAGATTTCAATCTACAATGGTTTGCAGATAATGAACTCAATGCAACAGAGCAAGGGCTAGACCTGCTCAGTAAGCAAAGAACATTTGAGATGAACTGGGAAGGCGTACCATGTAAGGGTACTGTTGATGCTTGCATACACAACACACATGAAATTGTAGAGGCAAAGCATACATACGAACGCAACACTATGGAAGGTTGCCTTACTATGTATATGCCGCAGATACAATTCTACTTATGGATTGGCGTTAAGGATGGATGCTATCTATCTGTAATCTTTGGCAATCGCAGATGGGAATCTGTTTATATCAAAAAGGATTGGGATTACATCCACAAGATGCAGGTACATCTCAAAGAGTTTTGGGGTCATGTTAAAGCAGACACTCGCCCTTTCGGTGATGACCAAGTAGCACCAATATCTATAGATAAGATTCCTGTAGATGGCATGACACGCAGGGATGCCTCAAGTGACAACGAGTTTATCTCTCGTTGCCATGATTACATTGAGCAAGAACAATCAGCAAAGTCTTTTGAGTCTGCAAAGTCAGACCTAAAAGCTATGGTATCTGATGATGAGCGAGAAGTATATTGCGACTTGCTTACAATCAAGCGTGACAAGCGTGGCTCGTTACGCATAACAACAAAGGAGAACTAGATGTCAGACAATATGAAACTTTGGAACGCTGTATCCAAATCAGACAAACAATATCTAAAGAAGGTATCGTTTGGTCAACGTTCGTTCACAGCAATTGACCCACAATATCAGGTGCGCTGTGCAACAGAACAGTTCGGCCCTGTTGGTCAGGGCTGGGGATGGAGAAACGAAACACGGTTTATCAATCTGTCAGGTGGTGACACTGCTGTAATTGCAGACGTTTCTATCTGGACTGTTTCACGTGAAAATGAATTTGGCCCATTCTCAGGCTGTCGTACATTCTACAATGCAAGTAAGGGACGCATTGCAGAAGACGCACCTAAGATGGCTATCACTGATGGCCTAACCAAAGCCCTATCACATCTAGGCTTTAACGCTGATGTATTCTTGGGCGAAATGGATGGCAACAAATATGCCGCAGACAGTGGCAAAAAAGATAAGGGAGGCTGGTAATGTTTGGAGCAATCAAACAAATCAAAAAAGACATAGAAGAAATCAAACACAAGCAAGAGCGTATCATTTGGATAATGAATGAGGTAATGAAATATGGCAAGAAGATGCAAAGCCATAATCAATCAGCCAGAATTTATAATCCTGCAATTAAAACGCCAAGACAAAAGCATGAGTATTATCATGCACTGTTACCCCTAATTAAAAACAAATTCAAAAGAATTGACCAACTTGCAAAGTCTTTGAAAATAACTGAGGGGTCAGTAATTACATACATCAAACTAGCTAGAAAAGCTGGCTATACAATCGAAACAAAAAGAAGAAGAAACGGAAGAGCATCTTATAAACTACACACGGAGAATTTCTAATGACTGAATATGATAACACAAACAGAGGCGCGGCCTTCCAGCCATTCCCTGAACAAAAGTTTATCTTACAAGGTAAATTAAATATGTATGGCGATGACCATAACGTTGCACTCATATTAGCCGAATCAAAGTCTGGTGAAAAACGTATTGAGATTTACCAAAAGATTGGTGTAATGTTTGACAACGATAAAAATGGTAACGACAAAGCACCTGATTATTCAGGGCCGCTTGATGGCATACATTCAAATTGGCGCATTGCTGGATGGAAAGGTATGAAAGATAGTAAGCCTTACATGACAATGCAAATGTCAGAAAGATTAAACAAAGACACTGTTATAGAACCAGAAACTAAAGCAGAACCAATTGATGAAATACCATTCTAACATAGGCTTGGTTTCGAAGTAGTTCTCCTTTCCAAGCCGAGGCGCATCAGTTTAAGTCGTTCCCACTGATGCGCCTTTTTCTATAGGTGATGCTATGAAAAACACAGTAACAAAATACAAATACAAAGCTGTAAGATACACTGTCTATGTAGAAACAACTATCGAAAGAGAGGTTTCTGTTTTAGCTGTAGATGCAGAAGAAGCAAAGCAACTAGCAATTAACAGAATGGACAAAAACAAAAGTGTTATCCGCAAGTATAAAATAATTGAACATGAGGCAGTAGATGTTGAGCCAGAAAAAAACCCTAGCGTCTCAAATGACACCCTATGAATTTAGTTTGTATCTAAAGAACGCAAGAGACAGAGTGTTTTACTTTGACAAATACAGGACAGACCAAAGAAGAAATGGCCCAACCTTTATTGACAAAGCAGTACGCCACTCAATGAAACGAAGAAAATCTAAGTAACCAAACCTTTGCGATACTTGTTTATTCTATCGTAAGTAAGAACCTCTTTACGATTGCCTTCTGCTTTGTAGCTACAATGTATCCAGCCAGTATTGCCACCCTCATAATGCTCAAGAATTAGCTGGTCAAAATCTAAATTACCAACTATCCAGCCAGCAACTTCTAAGTTAGAAATACTTGGCACTTCAAAGTCAACCGCCTCACCCTTTGTGTGTTGTGAATTGACACCACTGCCTATGGATATGCACAACTCTGCGCTACGATACCCACTGCTGGGGCTAAAAGGTATGCCGTATTGCGTTCTTACTGGTTCTAGTATGTTAGTACATAAAAGAGCTAATGCTTCTATATGAGCTTCTGAGGGCTTATTAGGTATGCCTTTACGCAAAGCCGTTTGGCTCTTAACCA